CGTGCTGGGACCCTTCAATCAAGACAATACAATATAAAGCTCATTGATATGTTTAGACATCCAAAGTATTATAAAGAATTGCGTAAGCGCGCCTTAGACGAGCGCAATAGGGATCCACACGTAAGGCCCATTTCAGGCAGTGTGGATTCCGCAATGGACCAGGCCATTAGCGATGCTAAAGCGACGGCTGCAAGCCTCAAGCAACAAGCTGCGAGCACCAAGCCTCAAGCTTCAAGCCGCAAGCGCCTTGAAGATGAAAAATAATCATTGACATGAAGGATGTTATAGGATACAGTGTAACCGCGTTGTTCCGGAGCAGTCGGGGGATTGATCCAGAAAAAGCAAGGGGCCGTAGCTCACGGACCAGCGCTGCGACTGCTGTAGTGAAAAAAATTGAAATAGCGATACCCAAGGCCCAGCAGGATACAGGTGACGCCTCACTTATGGGGCCGCCCAATAGGGCCGCCGAGGCGCTGCAAGTAGACCAGCATAAATATCCGGGTGACGGGTCTAACCGGACTTGCAGCGTTATGGTTTTTTCTTTCCTAAAGATTCAAGCCACAAGCCACAAGCTTCAAGCCCCAAGCAGCAAGCATCAAGCTCCAAGCCACAAGCTTCAAGCTCCAAGATCTGAGAACCACGGAAAAGTTTCAAGCACCCTGAACCGAGGTGCTGGACCAAGATAAAAGTATTGTGTGGATGCTTTACATGAAAGGCAATTTGATGTGGACTAAAGCGTACCTTGTTACTCTTCGTAACTTTTAGTTCTATTGTGAAAAAGGTGCCAGAAGTATTGTAGCCCAATAGATCAGGAGTGCCGGATAGACTAAGGTTTTCAAGTCTAATCCACGAAATAGAAGGAATATCTTTCTTAAGTTTTTGATATAATTTACGCTCTGGTCCCATGCGTTTTTCAAGGTAACTCCTGTGTTTTAAAATTAATAATCTTTAACGTAACCAGGAGGTAAAATAAGTTTTTCTTCTCGATTTGGTTTCAATACAACTCGCAAGGAAGTATCCATCGGATTATTACTAGCGTGAACTTCAATCCGTTTGATCTCCTCTAGGTAACCTTTACGAGTCATGATGTATATCTTTGCATCACTAACTGCATTACCTCTACGACCTTGCTGTCCTTCAGTAAACTTTTCTAAATACTCTTGCAGGTGTTTGACGTACATTACTTAACCACCTGACGACTTAATTCTTCTATCACTTTTTTATAGCCATGCAATAAATTTTCTAATCTTATGCACTCTGACTTATATTTTTTTAATTCCTGTATTTCTTCCCGCAACATTTTAATTAATTGTTCGTATCCTTCATTGTCTTTCATATTGACTTTATAAGCATGTTACCTTAAATTGTCAACCATGGGAGTACCAAAAAGACTGACAGAAATGCAACAAAGGTTTGCTGAATTCCTTGTATTCGGTGGACCTGACGGACCAATGACTCAAACCGAGGCGGCGTTGGCGGCAGGGTATAGTCCTAAACGTGCAAGACAAGAAGGATCAGAACTTTGTAATCCAAGACTGTCGCCGCTTGTTGTAAAATATATTGGTGAGTTAAAAGAAGAAAGACTTAAAAAACATGAAGTTACCTACGAAGGACACGTGGCAGAACTTGCAAGACTTAGAGAAGCTGCTTTGAAGAAAGGCTCTTTCTCTTCTGCTGTAAATGCTGAAGCCAATCGAGGCAAGGCAGCAGGATTATACATAGACAGAAAAATAATAAAAACTGGAAAAC